AAGATTTTGATTTTCAACCATAATGATAAATTTTTAGCATTTTAGGCAATAAAAAAGGCGGTATTGCCTTTCCCGCTGCTAAAACTACTGGTCGACAAGTAGGTCGGATAGCCATTACAGCTATTCCACGGGGGTACAATACCGCCTATAACATCCCCATATTTGGGGATTAAGGGGTTATGGTAACTCTTTTAAGTAATGTGGATTACTTGTCGATAAATGAAGTTTTAGCACCGCAAAGATACTACTTTTACTTCTAACCACAAACATAATTGCGTTTTATTTTATTCCAATTTTATGATTTTGTATTCCTGCCTTGATTTTCTCTTTTTCTTTCTGTATGCCTCTACCTCCGAAAGGATGTAATTGCGCTTTATTCTATCTGCCTCATTTAGAAGATATCCAATATTATTGCCATTAGCCATGAACTCTTTATTATCTTTTCTGACGAGTACATATCTACACTTTCCTGCCATCTTGGAGTACTTCACTCCATAGTCGTGCAATTCAAGAAGGATAGAAGCTCGCATGCGTAATTTCTTCAATAGTCTTACTTTCATTGTTCAACGAATTTTCGCATTACATTCAACTCTGACATACTAAGGCTATAGATTTTGGATTTTGCAGTTCGTAGCGTTCCGCAGATACTATATCCTCCGTCTTCTGTTTCGACAATAACCTTTTCTTCTGCCGTATATTGCACATTATTAAGCAATTCAGCTACAATGTGACGCAGCACTTTTATTTCTTTATCATTCATTGTTTCTCTTAGCTTAATCTGTTATGTGATAGAAGTAATCAGCTTGCTCACCTTGCAAGTTCTCTAATGCGTAGTCGTTGGCTTCATTCCAGAGTTTATTGTAAAGATAAGCTTTATCATTTTCTTCATCTGTGCCATTCTCAGCATAATGGTAGCAAATCTTATGATTAAGAACAAGTACAAGTTCAGTAAGGTATTTGTAATTGTCTTTCCACTCATTAAAGGCACGGTTGAACGTATCTTGAATGGCTTGCAAGCCGTATGTGTCAGCAATGGAGAAATCTTGCCAGAATGTAGTGAAAGGTTTGTAGCCTGTTTCTTCTTCAATGTTCCATCTGGGAATTATCATTTTTAATTTTGCCATATCTGTGTGTTTTACATTGTTATTATCAATTCTTCATTTCTTAGTCGGTTTTATTGCATCTATTATTTGCTTCCATTATGCAATACATTTCCTCATTGTCTTATTACCATCACCAGACTTCTAATGGCTGAGGATATTCTCCTCTATCTATGATAACATCCATTACCTGTATAGCTAATTCAAAATCATCGTAATATCCGAAAACCCATTGCTCACCATCGTGTCCGTCTGGATTGTTGATATATACCATGTATTTGTCCTTTTCCTTCTCAACACAGATAAATTCATGTCGGTTAATATACACAGTTCCCGAAAACATATCTTGTTCAGTGTCTTCAACTTCGTGCGTAGTAACACCCATCTTGAAATAGAAGAATCTTTTAAAAATCATGCATTTTGTCGTAAAGTTGGAAAGACTATTCTTCATATTATTATTTAATTTTAGTCGGTTTTGTTGAATCTATTGTTTGCTTCCAATACGCAATCCATTTCCTCATTGTCGATATGTCGAAATCGTCAATATTATAAACCGTTGATATGCGTAATGTGCTACCTTGCTGATAACGCCTATTGTGAAGTACAGCCGAAACAATATTCAGCATTGTTTGTATTTCTTCTATTGTGTATTCCATTGATTGTCTATTTTGAGCAAAAGCCTCATTGTTAGTCTATTTACTTATTCATTGCCCATTCCTCAAAGGCATTATAGTAGTCTTTTCTGATGAACAGCATATCGCCGCTACCATCGCCCCACCAATCATTACAATGTGAAATGTATCTGCCTATCTGATTGTGATTTGCTGGGCATAACTTCTTATACATAGAACGGAACATGGAAGACACCTTTCTTCCGCTGAAATGCCCAGATCTCTTAGCATCATTGGTGCAGTAACCATACATTGTAACAGTTTCCACTTTCTCGTTGTCATCAAGAAACTCCCAATCGCTATCGCCCCATGCTCCGTAATTGATGGTATCTTTGAGTAGCTGCTGCTCGTCTGATGTCAGAACTGACACTATTTCCTGTATTTGATTTATTGTTGCTTCCATAATTCTATATTGTTTTGTTTGCCCCGTTGGTTAGACGGGGCGTTACCTTTATGCTATTTCCAAATAATTCAATCCAAATGTTTCAGAGCATTCAACAAATTTGCCGAATCGGTCTTTATTCATTGCAATAGCCCTAAACCACTGCCTCATTTGCCAAGAGCCACATTTGAGCATTTTTTCTAATTTCCAAGTTGTTTGGTCAAATTTATTTCGCAAATCGTTCTCTTTTTGCGCCTTTGCACCAAAATAAACCAACAAGGCTTTAACAGCATTCGCCTTTTCATCAATACTTGTGCCGTATAGCAATACTTCTTGAATATCCATGCAGATTTCTGATTTCTCGCTATTGATAGAATCTGATAAATTCTTCAAGAACCAATTCTCATCTTCTGAAAGATTGAACATCTTCGTGATTGCTTTAATATCTCTTGCGTAAATCAACTTCATAATTCTCATTTTTAGGTAGTTAGTTGTCAATTCCCTTTCTTTTATATTGCAAAGATAGATATAATTTTTATATATACCAAATGTTTTCGCTAATATTTTAGATGGAAGTACAATTATTTTTCACCTGCTCCATATTCACGCAATGCGAAAATACACATAAATACATAGCTTTTTTGACTACTCAAAAATTTTATTGGCATAACTCGCTGATAATCAAGGGGTGTTTTATGCAAGTGCATTGCATTTGCATTGCAAGTGCATTGCAAGTGCATATTTCTCTACCTTAAATCTCTGATTTTCAGCCATTTAGAAACCTCGAAAAAAATCTCGAAATTTTCTTGGATTTTTTGGTCTGCCTCACTATATTACAATATATAATTTATTAATCTAAGTAATATTCACAGGTTCATATTACTTATCTTAATAAACCATATATTGTAATATTAGTGAGGCAGACCAAAAAATCACCCCTATACATATAGCCGATGCTCGAAATTTTTCAAATTTCTCGCCGAATATCCAGGGGGAAGGGATTCGTGTTTTTGAGTTGAATTTTAAAAGGGTGTTTATTGGATAGATATTTTTAATCGTTTCATTTTGTTGTGTTGAATAATTCAATTAATTTTGTGGATGTAATTAAACAAATGAAATGAGACATGAAGAAAAAGTTAATCCAAGTTTTGAAAACCTTGTACGCGAGCAAGGGTTTTAAGGCAAACGAACTTGAAGAGCTTGCTGACGTTTTGTCAAGCAGCCTTAAAGAAGATTCAACGGATGAGGAAATCAGCAACGTAGCAAACGGTGCTGAATCATACGTTAACATGCTTCAAAAGGTCGGTAACAGATATGCAAGTGCCATTGAAGAAAAGTACAAAGGTTATGTGAAGCCAAATACAATAGAAGAAGGCCAAACAAAACCAATTGAAGAAAATACTTTGACCAAAGAGGCGATTGCTAAACTTATTTCCGAAGGTATCGCAGAGGCCATCAAACCAATCCAACAGCAACGTGAATCTGAGCGTTTATCGCAAGTTCTTTCAAGCAACGAGAAATTGAAAGGTATTCCTGCAAAGTTTATTTCGCGTTACAAGTTGGAGAAAGAAGAAGACCTCGATAATGTTGCCTCACAGATTGCGCAGGATTATGCAGACGAACGTAAGGCTATCCTTGAATCCCTTGGAATTGCTGAGCCTCCAACTTCTGGCGGTGATGCTGATTCCGATGAAGGATTTGTAAAACTCATGCAGGGAGCGCAAAAGGCACTTGAAACAAAAGAAAAATAAGAAAGTTATGTACTACAAGAAGAAATTTCCGACAGACATCAAAGAAGGTGCTTGGGATGAAAAGAGCTGCGTGCGGCGTGTTGCTGGTTTCACGATTGATGAAACCAATCTGCCGTCAACGTTAAAATGGCTACCAAAGGGAACGCCATTGGTGTTGCTTACTAACGGTATGGTTAGTGCGTGCAAAACGGCAAAGGTGTATGAGAAGGCAATGCAAGCCGCTACAACGCTTAAAGTAAACAAAGGTTCATTGTTCATGGTTGGCGATAAAATTGCTGGCTCTACAATCTCCAAGGTTGATGATTCGTCAAGCGATTTTACGAAGCTGACGATTTCAGCACTTGAAAACGAAGTGGAAGCTAACGCCGTAGTTGACGATGGCAACGCAGGCAAGGTTATCGGCTTGAATTATGCCACCGTTGAACTGGATGGGCAACAGAGCTGCACGCCTACTTTGCAAGCGTATGAGATTGACGAAGATTCCTTGCCTTATCCTATTAACGAGGCGATTAAGGAGGCTTTGACTGTTACGCATAAGTATTTAATTAAACCTTAACTAAAAAATAGAGATGGATAGTCTAATTAAAGAGCTGGAAAAGCCTAAGAGATTTGATGTGTTTGTGCAGGAGCAAATGAAAAACTCCACGTACAAACCACTTTGGAAGGATGAGATTACCACAATTGACTACGAGGCTTCACGCACGTATCGTGCCGCGATCGCGGAGTATAGTGCAGCGATGGTCGGTAGTGTAATTGACAAAAACGGCGAAAAGCCAACGCATACCATGCCAAGTGCAAATGAGCTTGTTGGCTCAATTTCGCACATGGGTGACGAATGGCAGATGGATAATGACCGATTAGACCAGTATTACTACATGGAAGGCCGTTTGCGCAATAAATACGGAAATGACACTCCTGCGATGTATGCTTCTAATGATTACGCCAAACTTGTGAAGTATTTGTTTGACCCGTTTGAAAAAGCAGTTATCGCGCCTCAGAAACGAATCGACTTGCTTTACTATGAAGGTTTGTTCAGCGGCACGCAGACCGTAGATGCCAAGAACAACAAGAAGTCCAATGTTACTTACAAGATTGATTTGGGCGTGAAGAAATATCATCCTACCGCCAAATGGGGTGAGGAGGAGGCTTCAACGCCGATTTCTGATATTCAAAGAATTGTGGACGAATTGTCTGCCAAGGGTAAGACGGTTGTAAAAATGCGTATGAGTACACGCACTTTCCGTAAGATGTGCAAGAGTAAGGAGTTTGCAGACACGTTTAAACTGAAACTTGGCAAGGTTGACATCAGTCCTGCAAAAATCACGTTCAACGAAGCGAACTTGTATTTGGAAAGCCTTTTGTTGCCGACAATCACAATTGAGCCTGACCGTTTTGTGAAATTGCAGGATGGAAGCACGATTAACATGACCGTTGATGACCGTGTTGTATTTCAATGCGTTCAGAATGTGGCCGTGTTGAAGGTATCTGACCCTCTCGAAATGATTGACCCACTGCCTAACAAGACTTATAGTCAGTATGACGATGCACTTGTAGGCTTTTGGCGAAACGAAAAAGGACGATTCATTGACTATGAAATGTGGGCAACGCCTGTATTCTATGGTCTTGATGATTTCTTTATTATGGAAACCGATAAAACAGCATAAAAAATGAATATAATTGAGGCTATTGCAACGGAGATAGAGCCATACGAGCAATCTATGGCATCTATGGAAAAGGGACTGATAGACGCTGGATTTCGTTTTACGCCATACGCGCCGACAGATGAATACAACAGCGAGGCGAGGAAGACCGTTGCTTTAGCCTCAATGTTGTGTTTATCGAAAATGCTTTCATTATCTTCTGAGAGTGCTGGAGGCTTTTCGCAAAGCTATGATACCAAGCTGCTGAAGGAGAGAATTAAATCTATCGCTGAAAGTGCTGGAATTTCGCCAGACTTGGTCTTGAAAGAGAATGACAACAATATCTATTGCATACATATATGATTAAGAATGCAACAATATCCTTACAGACGGTAGTCAAGCAGGAGGATGAAGACTTGAATATTATAGAAAAGATATGCTGGTCGAAATGCGTAGGATGCACGGTTGCGCCAAATTCTAAGGCCAATCAAATAACGCTCAATGATGGATATAAATATAACACATCATACGATATTCTCCTTAATGACGTGAGATGTTTCGGCAGGATTCCGAAGGTTGGCGATTATGTTAGGGTCGTAAAGAACGATTCAACATTGGATGCCAAAAGACAGATTCTTGGAGTAACAACAAAAGGGCATTGGCTGAAATTATGGATATAGCAATAGAAGGGTTTGAGAATGTTTTAAAAAAGGCTGGAGCGAAGAAACAGAACAATTCAGCAAATAGAGGCAACGCAATACTTCGAGAGTTGACCATCATAGCAGAAGAGGCGTGCAATATTGCACGTGATGCGTATCCAGACCGCATGAGTGGCGGTTACGATGACCACACGCGGAATTTACGCGGTAGCATTTGTGCTACAATCTATTACGGTGGTAGCGAGGTGAAAAGATGTGGCTTTGATGGTTTGGGAAGTGCAGAAGGCGAGGCGAATGCAGAAATTGCAGCTAATTCGCTGGATGCCGACCAAACAGCGCTTTGGGAAATCAAAGTGAGTGCAGGAATGTATTATGCAAGATATGTTGAAGCAAAAGGCCACAAGGTTATCTCTCATGTACAGGGATGGTTGACAGAGCAATTGAATAAACTTGCACAAGACATAAAAGATGGAAAAATATAAGAACTCAATAGACGTAGTTACATCGCTTTGCAGATATTTGAAGCAGCAAAGTGATTTTAAAGTATTTGCATACGAGAAGGATGAAAACTATCGAGGTGATTATATTGCTGTCAATAGTCTGTCAGTCAATTACGGAAAATGGGCAGACAGCAATTTGATAAATCTTAATATCCACGCGCAGGACAATTCGTCTGGAAGTCTTAATAAGGAAAGTCTTTCACGGATGTATGAAAATGTCTGCAATCTTATCCCTTATACTAACGAGATGACTGAAACCGAAGACCAACCATTGATGGTTGATGGTATTGCTTATTCTATCAGTTCAGACAGCAATGTGATGAAAGATAACGATGAAACACATTTTATCAATTTGAGAATTAAAGTTCAATTTTAAAAAAGAAAATAATTATGGCAAAGACTTCACCTTATGGAATCGTAAGCGTTAAATTGCTTGATGTAGAGAAAGATGGCTCTTTCCCAATTGATTCAAAATGGGAAACAGCTTTTGAGTTTAGTGCAATCGTGAAGGATAGTTTTTCTTTCAATGATAGTGCAGCTTCAACCAATAACATTGAAGTTGAGGACATGGACGAATATTACGCAACGCTTGAAAGTGATAAGGGACAAAAAGGCTTCACCTTGGATGTCTATGATTTTGGCGAGAAGATTGCCAAAGAATTGCTTGGCTATACAAAGGTAGGCGATTATATCACAGAGACCGTTGGATTTAAACTTGGAAATAAGGCCGTCCGTGTTCAGACAAAGAAATTTTCAGATTTCCCAGCAAAGGTTTTCGAGTGGGCAAATATGAAGCTCAATGTAACTATGGCAGGAACAATGGGCAAGAGTGGCTTTCCTAATATTCATGTAGAATTTGTTAAGCAAGCTCACCTTAATGCAGAAGGCAAGGAAATGGCTGGAGCAAGATGGAAAGATTTGGCCGATGAATAAGAAAACTCATGAGTTAAAATCAAAATAAAAAAACATGGCAAAATTTATCAAATTCAGAGAGAAAGCATCTGTGGCGGCTTCAAAGGCTGACACAGCAGGCACAGAAGGCCGCGTTGACGTGGTCAAGAGCGAAAATGCGCTCGTGTATGAAGCCTCTGCCGTTATCCGTGGAATCTCGGATACACAGGCAGAGTATGTGAACCGAAAGGTTAAGGAGGAAAATGACGCTAAGGCAAAGATTTCGTTTAGTGTTTCACCTTCCGCGACTTTCGTCAAGGGTACATCAACGGCATTCACGTTGACCGTCACTTGTACATTTGCTGGTGCGAATGTTGACGCTGATGCACTGCCAACGATGACAGCAGGAGGCGCTTCTGTCACCGTTACGAAGAAGTCTACTGGCGTTTATTCTGGCACGGTGAAAGCAAGTTCGACTACCCTCTTTGATGTACATGCAACCGTTAAGGGCGTTGCAAGAACTGCATCAAAGACGGTTTATGCCTACAATCAAATCTTGTATGGCGTTAGCTCGTACGAGACAGCACCTGTCAGCGATGCGGCTGAGATGGCCAAGTTCCTTGCTCAGGTCAACGGCACGAAGTTGCAGAGCAATTCAAACGGTACGTATAAATTCTCCTTCACGGCTGAAAAGCCCTATGGTTATGTTCTGATTCCGTCTGATGTAACTGTTTCGCCGAACTTGGCAAATAACCTCGCAGGTCGTGAAGGCCCGTTGCCAGTCAACTTTGTAAAGCAGACTGACGCAACAGGTTCTGGTATCACTTACCGAGTGTATCGTATGGCATCAAAGATGGGCGTAAGCGTCCATAATGTTGAACTTTATTAATCCAGAAAAAATGGCAAAAAAATACGGAGTAGCATCAGACTACATCAAATATACATCTCGTATCAAATCAGATACGAGTGACGGCGTTGCAGTTGAAGCCTCACAGGTCGTTGACCTTGAAGAGGATAAATTGCAGAGCGACATCAACAAAGAGTTGAAAGCGTCTATCGCATCTGCAAGCGGCAAAACCTACTCAAAGAGCGAAATTGACAGCAAGGATACTGCCACGCTGACTTCCGCGAAGAGCTATGCAGACACCAAGAAGAAAGAGGCCGTCAGTGCTGCCGCCACAGACGCAACCACGAAGGCTAACAGCGCCCTCGCTTCTGCCAAGAGCTATGCAGACCAGAAGGTTTCTGCCCTTGGAAGTGTGTACACAACTAAGGGTTCATGCACTGCCGCTCAGTTGAAGGCTCTCACTTCTGCCAAGGCTGGCGATGTGTGGAATATCACCGATGCCATAACCATTGATGGCAAGGCTTATCCTGCTGGCGTGAACGTGGTATGTGTTACTGCTTTCAGTGCTGCCATTAACCCTGCTACCACCAAGAACTGGGACGCTTTGCAGGGCTTGCAGGATTTGACGAGCTATGCCAAGAAGAGCGAAATTGAATACGTAGCTGTCGCTAATGTGAAATTCGCACAGAGCGAAATTGCGCAGGAAAATAGCGTCTCATTCGATAAGACCATTACCTATGCCAACGGACGAGAGGCGACTACGGTAGATGACCTTGCGATTCTCCCTGCCACCTCCACCAAGGCTGGCGTTATGTCTGCTGCTGATAAGGTGAAACTTGATGCGGTGGCTGGAAAGATTGGAGATGTGAGGATTACCAAGACCAGTACAGGGTGCGGGTATAAAATTACAGATAGTCAAGATGGTAATCCTGTAACTTTCGGTTCTAATATAAGAATCGATGATAATGTTTCCATTGGTACAGGCGCTAATATCAGTATCGGTGCACAATTAAATAATGGTGTCAAAATTGGAATAAACTATGAAGGCAAATTTTCTATAGATAATGGAAACGGTGAAGGTTCATCTATCGGAAGAGACGTGTATATAGGGGATAGTGTAGGAATAAAAGGGAATGTTTCTCTTGGCACGCAAGCTAATGGCGAAGCCTATGAAGTTTTAGGATTAGAATTTAATGGCGGGACTTGCTCGTTTGGTTTAAATCCTCATAATGGTAAATTCTCATGGACTACAGACAATCATGATGTTTCAGCAATGAAAACCGCCGCCACCACCGATGACCTCTCCGCTTTGACTACCCGTGTCACCGCCCTGGAAGACCTTTTGAAACTGGCATAGCCAAACTAACATTTAGACAGGGTGTACAGATGTGCATCCTGCCTAATCCTCTCAAACAAGAAAAATGAAAAAGATGTACAGATGTGCCATTGTCATTACGGCATACAATGTTGAAAGATATATTGAACAGAGCGTTGCAAGCGCCTTGAATCAGACAGAGAAGTGTGAGGTTATTGTCGTTGAAGACAAGTCAACAGACGGTACGCTTGACATCCTCAGAAGAATCAAGGGAATCACACTCTTGGAGAATAGCGAAAATGTTGGCGCTGGTTTGTCACGCAGACGAGGCATTGACTATGCAAGTGCAGATTATGTAATGACGTTAGATGGCGATGATTACATAGACCTTGATTTCGTCAAGAGATTGCTTGCTACAGCCGATGCCACGGGTGCGGATATTGTCAGCGGCGGCGTAAAAATCCTCAAAGAAGATGGCTCATGGGATGCCACCTCTTACGGCAATTGTGTTACGGAAGGCCGCGACAAGGTTGCCAAGTTTTGGGGAGAGCGAATTGTCTTCATGAATAACAAGATTATCCGCAAGGAAATCTGCAACAAAGTGCCTTACAGCGATAGGCGTTACATCGAAGACACGCCGACCATTATTCCGATGATGTTCTTTGCTAACAAGGTTGCGTATGCTGACACCATCGGCTACACCTATCGAATGCGTAAAGATTCTCTGACGCATACAACCAACATCATTAAGGATGTGGTGTTCAAGGGCCTTTGCTGGATTGACTTGTACGAGTTTTTCATGACGCACGACCAAGGCATGTTTGAGGCTGTTAACGTGAAAGGATTTATCGTCAACATCATTGGTACGCTGAATAAGATTCACGTCACGCCCGAGATGGTTGCTCCATTTGAAAAAGAATGGCATGAATTTACGATGCGCCTTCTGAACGTTATCGAAATTACGAATATTAATCTTGTCGGAGGGGATAATAAGAAGCAAGTAAAAAATTAATTATTAACTAAGTGTGGTTAAACGGCCTTCGGGCCAAACATTCTTTGGCAATGTGCAGATGTTGTCATTTCGCATTGTCAGAGAATGTTGTTATTATATAAGGTTATGGCAACAGTAGATTGGAAAAAGCTTGAAGGTCGCATTTTTAGGTTTGACGTGAATACTTCGACAGAGGATGCGTTGAAGGCTACGAATCCCGCGATTATTCATTTCACGACAGAGGGAGACATCGTGATGAATGGGGAGAAATTTTGCAGCCCGAAGAAGAAAGACCTTCGGCTCATAAAGTTGTACACATCGTATGAGAATGAAAAGTATAATGCTTTTGGTGAAGGTCAACTTCAATATTTGGATTACCCACAATACGGGGAAACAGAATCCTACGCTCACTATATGATAGTTGCCTCTCTGATTGACGGAAAGCCGTTTTATTGGTTTTCCGACCCATATCAAGTAGGAAGAAGAATTGAATCAGAATCTATTATAGGTGTAGACGAAAATACCTTCAATGCTGGATTTGATAGCTTGTCGAATGATATTGGCTTTGTATATGATTATGATTGTATCGAACTAAAAGAAACTCAAGAAGGAGACAGTATAGATTGTGGAGAACTTACTTATATCTATCTATTAAGGCTTATCTCCCAATGCCTTCTTACGATAGTTGACGAGCAGACAGGAGGTACTGACTTTTTTGGAATTTCATACGGAGAATTGAAAGAAACTTACAGCGTCTCTTCCCTACTTCCGCTTATTTCTGGCAAACTCGCCACGACGGCGACAGATTCTCACAATGGTATAGTAAGAATCGGAAAAGGCCTTACTACTCATAGCAATAATACTGATGGAGGCGACTACATTGACGATGAAAGCGTTGGCCTACTTGAACTACTTCCTGCCAAAGCTGACACCCTTGGCGGCGTAAAGAAAGCCAACCTCAATCTTCAAAGCGAGTACGAGTTTTTGAAGGCCGTGCCAAGCGTCACCACTCTTGACGAAGCAAAGTTTGCCATCAATCATCTACGCATTATCTGCAAAACACTCGTTGATAAACTGGAAGAGGCAGGAACGTTGAACCATTAAAACTGAAAGACATGATTAAAATTGCAACACATAACAGCTTCACAGGAGAGAAAGGAGACGGCCTTTTATCGTTCCTTGTCTCCGCGTTTTCAAAATGCCAGTCAAAAACCTTAGTGCAGCAACATAGATGCGGCTGCCGTCTGTTTGACCTTCGCGTGAAATGGGACAAGGGTAGAGGGAGATTCGTTGCCGCACATGGCTTGTGGAAAGCTAAGAAATCCTTGCTAAAACTCATGGCAGAACTTAACGGCATTGCAGCATCTTCGCCAGTCAAGACGAAGTATCTGCTTACCTATGAAGGGGAATGCGAAGAAGGCACTGAGGTGTACGACAATTTCCGAAAACTTGCCGAATGCCTCAAAGGATTCAGCAACATTCAATGCGTGCAACTGAGCGTTAAGAAACCCGATTGGCGCGTATTGTGGTCAAGTTGTGATATGCCGTACTACACTGCCGCCTATGATGTCTTGGCCAAGGATAATTGGAAGACACTGCTTCCGATTCCTTGGATGTGGGCGAAGTTCAGACGAAAGGCAGAGTTCAGCGATGCATATTACAGAATGATTGATTTTCTTTAGGAGGGCTGAATATGGAATCGTCATTTATCTTAAATCCGTTGGTTGCCTTGGCAGGCATCGGAGCGTATTACACCATTCCAACAGAGATAGAAGAAACTTTTTACGGTCTTCGGTGGATGGTGTTGTTTATTATCTTCATGATAATTGCGGACTTTTACTTGGGTCTGACTGAGAGTGTGAAGGTAAAAAAGGAATCGTTCAGATATAGCAGAGCAGGGAGAAGAACCGTTTGCAAGTTCATCGAGTACATGATTTACATCATGACGGGTGCGCTGCTTGGCAAATCTTTCCTTGAACCTATTGGCATAGGCACATACGAGGAGGGCGGTGCGTTAGGCTCTGTATTTGCTGCCATATTTGAACTGGATAGCATAAAAGGCCACGTGTGTGCCATACATGGTGTAAAGTTTAATTTCTCTTTCAAACGCTTTATTGTCGCTATGCTGAAAAAGAAGGATAAGGATGCAGGCGAGGCGTTTGAGGAGGCAACGAAGGAGGAGAAGTAAGATGGCAAACTACAAACAAATAATTCCCTTCATTTTATCATGGGAGGGCGGTTTTTGCAACCGAAAGAACGACAGAGGAGGCGCGACAAACAAGGGCGTGACGATAAACACGTGGCGAGGATATTGCGCTAAAAAGGGCAAGCCTGCAACGATTGATACCTTGAAAGCGATGACTACCAGCGAATGGGAAGAGATTTTTAAAACCATGTACTGGGATGCGCTCAAATTGGATAATGTGACAGACCAAAATGTTGCTAACATCATGGTTGATTGGGCATGGGCAAGCGGCGTTGGCACGGCGGCGCGACAATTACAGAAGCTCGTAGGCGTGAAGGTTGACGGCATCATCGGCAACAAGACATTGGCTGCCATCAATAGCACAAGCGGCTTGCCGTTGTTTGGACGTATCAAGCAGATGCGGTTGTTATTCGTCAAGAGTATTGTCAAGAACGACAAGAGCCAACAGGAAAACCTTAGAGGCTGGGAACGCCGAATTAATTCAATTATGTACGACAATCTTATTTTGAACAAATGATTAAGTGGTTTTACAAACTATGCAGCAAGGTAGCAGGCTTCGCTGCCTCGCTTGCATTGACGGCCTTACACATATTATCGTAATGACCATTATCTCCAAGATGGCACTTATCTTCTTGCCAGTATGGGTAATGGTAGCCGTTATGCTATTGGTTGCCATTTCCAAGGAATTGCTCGACAGATTCACAGGGCAGGGGACGTCAGAGTGGAAGGACTTCTTTTGTGATGTTGCAGGCATTTTAATAGCGATGATATGAAAAAGGCATTGTTATTCTTTATTGTTCTTCTCTCTCTTGTTTCATGTTCGCGCAAGACAACGAGCGTTGAGAAAAAATTCACGGATTCAGTGAGGATAGAGAGACGTGACACGTTGATACAACGGCAGATTCTTACGATTGCTGACACCGTATATCTCTCCGATACCGTCTTTGTTTACGAGCTAAAAATGGTTACGGTTGATTCAGATGGAAAGGTTCTCCGCACCGATACGGAGCGCGAAAAGAAAATCATTTCCAACCGAAATGCAAAGCACTATATCAACGCAAAGCAGGAGGAGCAGCAGACGAGCGTAACGGACAAGGAAGAGACGAGAAAGGAGAAGGAAAACAAGACGGTGAAGGAGAAACCGCCGATTTTGCAGCGATTCAAAGACAGCTTCTTTCAGTTCGCCGCGGTGTTGCTAATGATAATTGGCGCGTGGTATTATTTTGTTTATTCCAAGAGGAGCAGAAGCAAGAATAATCCTTAATGATTATTCAACCTTTTAATTCCTCAAAAATGAAACAATTACAGATATTATTTGATAAAGCCGTTGAAGCTACAATGAACGCAAGCGGTTTATCTTTTGAAGAGTTCACGACAAGCAGAAGCGAACGAAGTGTGAATGCACGTGTGGTTTTCGTTGATTACCTAATTGAACAAGGAATGAGTGAAGGCACTATCGCTGAGTTAAGTGGTATGAGCCAGCAGAGGGTGAATGCCTTGAAAAATTCACGCATCTACCGAATGAAAACACTCATGTGCAGAGTTTTGAAACAAAGTCTGAAAGATATTATCGGATAAGAAATGGCGTGCCTTCGGGTGCGCCTTTTTTGTTGTAAATTAATTATATATAGATGTTAAATACACGCATTTTTATAAGAAAATATCTTGGTTTTTATTTGGTATTATCAAGATAAATGACTATCTTTGCAATATAGAAAAGAAGGAAATAGCAATAACACCTCAGCCCTCGACAACACGGTCAAGTCAATTGATATGTTAACAATGATTCAAAGTGAATTTCGCTGTACAAACTTTAATTCAGTTGACGAAGCATACAAACTTCTTATTAGCAGATTGGAAGAAGCTGGCTGTTATGTTGCAACGTCTAAACAGGATATAAACGAATATACCTTTGCTGATGAAGAGAATCCAGCAGTTGAAGGCGAGACCTTTAAGGTTCAGTGCGACATTCAAGAGGGTAGTGAAGTATTCGTGTATGAGTTCCGTATAAGGGAGTATTACACAGACCCTGGCTCTTCTGACTACGCATACGTAATTGACGTTTACAGAGATAGACATTTTGTTTTCTCGTCTCTTAAAAAATAATTGGTTAGGAATTAATTGCTGAGCTATCGGCGTGACGGGCAAATCTTATGGCAAAGTTAAATAAAGAACAATATTACCGCAGAGCCGTCAATGCAGAACAAGCTAACGCTAACAACGAGGAAATCGCTATTAGTAACGGAATGCCTAAACATTGGGCCGAAATCATCTCCACATTATGTAGAGTTAGACACGAGATGCACTGCAATATAGATAAGCTCGTGAAGAGTTCTGAACTTGACGCAATGGAGATTCGTCAATCCATTGTTGAAGTCAATTCAGAACTAAGAGAAAGCGGTTATGACTATATTGATAGTCTGCCTTCTTCTGTTGGTGATTACATTGAGATTGAATCAATAGACTTCATCGAAGAAACGGAAGACCTCCCCTCAGATGACGATGAAAGGGAAGAATACCTTAGCGATAAATATGATGAATTATATGAACAGTGGAGCGAAGTTAATAACAAGATAGAAAAATACTTACTATCAATTGATAAAAAATACGGTACAAAGTGGTGTCCGACTGGCATACAGAGAATGTTGTAACTAAGCGAAATAAATAAAATGAAAAGGGAAATACCATTATTTATCGTTGATTCTTCGAGAAAACACAAGAAAGGAGAATGTGACTATGTATGTTGCACCGACAAGGATAGCGGATTTATTGCAAAGATTGACTACATTGATGGCGAATTAGAAGAGACAGGAAGTGATTACAGAATCGGGTTAAGCAAAAATGGAATCTCTTGCAGAATGAAGATAGTTCGCGCAATGGGTGAGAATCCAAGTGAAACAGCGATTAGAAGTCTACTCAAAAAGGGAATGGAGTATTATTCAACTATCATTCAAAAAAATGTTGATGTCACAAAGCTCAGCCGAGAAGATTGCGTTGATTGTATTGACACGATAATAAAGGCGAATATGTCCTTAATGAAGGACAGGCCACTTGGCCAAAGACAGACAATTGCGACATCTATTTGCATGTTAGAGGCCGCGAAAAAATATATAATGGAAAAATAACGACAGATATTCAATTAATATAAGGAACAATGACAAACAAGCAATCAGGCTGGGGCGGCCGCCGCGAGAATAGCGGCCGCCCAAGAACAAACAAAGTCACAATGTGGGCAAATGTAACGCCTGCATTCCTTACTAAGCTAAAGGAGAAGGCCGAAGAAGAAAAAAAGAAGGTCGGTGAATACCTCGAAGAGCATCTAAGGTTATAATTCCAGCAAATTAAATTCATTCGTAAGGTACTGATTCTGAAAGCCAATCAAAACAATATGGCGCGTTTCAGCAAATTACCAGCATATTAAATCCGTCCTTATACTTCGTGATTATAACCGAATTATAACCGAAAACAAGGCTCGCCACAATTGCTGTGACGAGCCTTGTTTTGTTTCATGCTGTTAGCTTTTCACATAACAAACAGATTACAAATTCCACAAAACCGAAACAAATCACAACTGCCGAATTTTGTTTTAGAAAGCAGGAAAGTCCTGCTTCATAACTTAAAAACAAATTTATTATGGAAGGAATTGAAAAAGTGATTTGTTGCGACAGGGGAAACGATGCTCTGGCCTATGCAGCGATGGCCAACAAACAAACAGACCCTATGGCAATGGCAGCGATGATGAATGGCGGCGCAAACTCGTGGAACAACTCACCCTGGATGTATCTAATCTTTTTAGCCTTATTTGGCGGTAACGGATTCGGTTTTGGAAACAGAGGGAATGCCGTGCAGGATGCGGAAATCCAAGGTCAGATTGCCTCATTGCGCTCACAGATGGCCGACAATCACAATGCAGATTTGCTGATGTCGGCAGTCAAGGGTAACGATGATGCCCTCAAAACGCTTGGCGCAAATCTTAATTGCGACTTCAACCAATTGCAGCAGGCCGTTTGCGCTATACGTTCGGCAGTAGATAACGTTGCAGGGCAGGTAAGTTTCAGTGCTGAACGTGTTATCAATGCGGCTGAGCGAGGTGATGCCAGCATTATAAGTGCAATTCAGAATTGTTGCTGCAACACACAGCAGGGTATTTTGAAAATGGGCTATGAGAATCAGCTTGCAATTCAAGGCCAAACAGAATCTTTGAATAAGAGTATGAATTTCATTAACTCGTCAGTCGAACGCGGCTTTAGTGCTCTTGGTTTTCAGAATGCTCAGGACAAATGCGATATTATTCGCGCTGGGCAAGACAATACGCAGCGCATAATCGATACGCTCAACAGTCATTGGAACTCAGATTTGCAGCAGCGCTACAATGATGCACGTCTGGAACTCTCACAGCAGAAGCAGAATGCGGAGCTTATAGCAGCTCTGAAAACGACAACAACGCCGTAAAACAAAGGTGGTAGGGAAGATAATTTCCCTACCATTCTAAATTAAAAATGCCATGTTATTCAAAGATATAAAAAGCGGCTATCCTGTTTATTTTCTAAATCGGGAATCTATCACAGCCTATCAAGGTAAGGTTGTTAGCGTCTCTGTTCCGCGATATGATATGCAGGTCGTCAACAAATCCAACGCTCCGTTAGTGGTTGATATTACCATAGATGCCAACGGTCAAACAAAGACGTACACTATCAGCGAAAACGCAACAATCACTTATGCGGGCAATATTGTTCTTTCTACTGAACGCGATGGAATTATACGTGAAGTTGAAGCAATGAAGTCACAAAAAGAGGATGCCATTGCGCAGGAGGCGAAAAACCACGAAGACCTCGAAAAGATAAATTCGTTGCTTGAAGACTGGAATCCTTCACTGGCCGAAAAGAGAAAGCAGGATGAAAGAATTAATACGATTGAACAGGAAGTCAGAAATATCGGCCAGCAGCTAAAAGACTTTTTCTCTGAGTTTAAAAGCAAAACGCCATGAAATTTTATATAACTATCTCAAAAAAATCAGATTCTCATTTCAATGGAGAAAGCGCAGCCGAAGCAATTAAAAGAATATTCTACACGGATAAAAACGGAGTAGAGCACAAAGGCGCACACTGGTCAGTGAATGAAATCCTAAAAGCAACAGAAAAACTGAAATTTAAAGATTGTGTTACGGACTGGGATAAATATGTCGCTTTTAATTACGCTTATGCAGATTTCAACAAGATTATGTCGGATGAAATGATTATCTTAGCAGCGTTTTCATTCTTCTTTGACGATGAGGATGCGCCTTGCAATAAGGTGTACAGATATGTACAATCCATGTCAAATAACGCCTAACCGTGCAAAATCCGTGCAAGTAATTTTACCTAAACAGATAAACGATTAAATATCATACACTTACAAGAGTAAGACTAATGCTTTGGGAGCAGGGGGTCGTGGGTTCGAATCCCGCTACCCCGACAATAATTAAACCGCTGATAATTAGACATTTGCTAATTGTCAGCGGTTATTTTTGTCTCTATATTCAAATGTTAAAGCCATAAATTTATGCCGTATTATGCCGTATTATGCCGAAATTTGCCGAAAATCCGTGCAAAACACGTGCAATCCATCAAAATGTAGAACCGTGCAAAATCCGTGCAAATGGCAAAAATTAATCTGTACCTCGATGCAAGGGCGAAAAATAAATCTGGAAAATATTGTGTAAAGATTGTAATTCGGCACAATAATACATCCTCCATGATTCCGACATCTGTATATTTAAGAAAGGAGGAATGGCTGAACGGAGAGGTTATTAACACTCCTCTGGCAAAAAGATTGAATCAAGTTTTAAAATCGAAATTGGAATATCTTAGGATGCAAATCATCTTATTAAGTTCATCTAATAATCTTGACAAGATGACGGCCAAAGATATACGTGAACAAATAAACCCTCGCGAAGAAACAGAAGAAGAACGGCCACATTATATCAAAGAATATTTCAAGATATTCATTTCAAGAAAGACAAAAGATAGAACAAAAGAGGTTTACGAAGGCACAATAATTAAGATTGGCAATTATTGCGATATTGATAATTTATCATTTGAGGAGATTGATTACAAATGGTTAGTTGATTTTGATACTTGGATGCAGGCAAAAGGAAATTCAGTAAACACGCGCTCCATTCATTTGCGCAATCTTCGCGCCTTATTCAACGAGGCAATTCGTGAAGATTATGTAGCACAAGAATTTTACCCATTCAGGAAATTCAGAATAAAATCTGAACAGACTGAAAAACGCTCTTTGACAATCAAGGAATTATTATCACTGATGAATTTTAAATGCGAAGATTATCAGCAAAAATATCTTGACATTTTCCTAATCTCCTTTTATTGCGCAGGAATAAACATGGTTGATTTGCTTGATTTGCCGCACCCAAACGAAGAGCAGAGAATAACATACCGAAGGAGTAAGACAGGAGTTCTTTGCAGTCTTAAAATTCCAAACGAAGCAATGAAGCTCATACGAAAATATCGCGGAGAAAAGAAACTGCTTAACTTCGGAGAGACACATGAGGATAAAAGGTCTTTCGTTAGAACGATAAACAAGAACTTACAGAAAATAGGAAAGACAGACATTATTAATGTGAGAAACAGATATGGACGAGTGAAGAAAGAAAAAATATTCAAGCCCTTGTTTCCACATCTTACGACTTATTGGGCAAGACACACATGGGCGACTATCGCCGCAGACATTGACATTCCAGATGCTGTTATTGATGCTGCTCTTGGCCACAAGCCACAATACCAAATCGCAGACATATATATAAGAAGGAATGAAAAGAAGGTTGACCAAGCAATCAAGAAAGTAATAGACTATGTAAAAAAATCCACTGACAATTAATTTTGCCAGTGGATTTTTTTGTTTTTATCCTACATGTTCTTCTGGGTCATCGTATTTAAGATTGAAGTCTGTCGCAATATGCTTTCTTATGTCATTTATCGCTAATCCGATAAAACCGAAAAGGCAAAATAAAAAACCAGAAACAGCGCTCATTATTCCAGCCGCAACTTGCTGTTGCCCTAAAAAATCCTTGTAATAAGTTCCAATGTTATTTATTCCTATTATAGCAACAATAATTCCAACAATAAATGAAATTATGCCTATTGCAATAACAGCCTTGGACATGATGTCAAGATTGCGATAGCTGAAGGAAACGTCAATAAATTCAGATAGTGCTTTTTGTGAAATCATAATTGTTTGATTTAAAAATTTGTTCTTACTAAGCCAACGACACGATAAATTTTAATCACATCGCTTTTTTCTATATTTATATCCTCCAACTGACTTTCTTGATTTGAAACCTTGCATTCATACTTATCGCCGCGCTCATAAACGTTTCTGAAAATAAATCCAATACTCTTTGTGTCTATTATATAAGGAGCGCCGCTTTCAATAACCGCATTCTCTTGCAGTGCTGACAACGCAATTAAATCCCCACGCATAAATTGAGGTTCCATTGATACCCTATCATTTCTAAAATAGAAATCAAAAGGTGGAAATTGATTAAACGCTCCCATGTATTCCAGATTCTGAACCTTTCCGCTTTTGACAAGCTCCAACACGTCAATGTTAGGAATCTTAGCAATACTCTCCGTAATGATTGGCTTTTGCTCACCGTTAGCATAGAAGAAATTAGACAGCTTGTCAAAGTTATTGTCGTTGTTTTCATATCCCTTATTAAGCATTTCCCCTTTTCCAGTTTTAAGCCATTCAATATTTAGCTCGGGAAAGTTTTGTGAAATATTGAACAACGCAGAAACACCGAAATCATCTTTGACAACAGATAAATAGCTGGTTGACAAGCCTGCTTTAAGAAGGAATTGTCTTTGTGAAACTCCTTTGTAATTAATGAATTTAAGTAGTCTATCTTTCATAATGTTAAAAAAATATTTATTCGTTAGATATTTGTATCTAATTATTTGGCATATATAATTATTATATGTATCTTTGCACATGTAACCAAGAGGGAAGATAACTTATCTGCCTAATGGTTGTGCAAAATTAAAAAGAAAAAATAGAATAGCAAAATATTATATATAAAAATGGTAAGAAAAAGTTTAATCCAAATACCATCGGAGATACGGAGGAAGGCGACAATCGAGAGGTATAATAAGATATATGCTTATTATATAAGAGAATTAAATCTTGGAACAAAGGCGTATGATGCAATTGTGATGACTGCTAACGCATTTAATGTAACGATAGCAACGGTTTATAAGGTAAAACGAGAAAAAGAGAAAGGAGCAAGCAATGAGGGTAGTAATGCCACAAATAGCAGATGATTCAAAATACACGGTGTGCCAAGCGTCTGAGGTTCTTGGAGTTCACAGAGACACTATTAGAAGATGGGTTAATAGCTGCCTTTTAAAGCCGAGATTCAGCAAGATAAACGGACGGAAGTTTTTTCTTGGCAAGGATTTAAAGAAGTTCTGGATGACACAATATTGAAAATTAGCTCATTCGATTGCAAAACCGAAATAGTCCGTTCTCGCATTTTCCAAATAAATCGTCTTCGGTTTTGATATTGCGTAAATGTCATAACTAATTCTCAACGCAATTATTATCGGATGAGCAAAGAGCTGAATGGTTACACCAAAAGGTTTGTATTCTGGTGTTATGCTTGGTGTTGGCGGTTCGATTCCGCCACAGCTCACAAAGCGAAAAGTGTTCTTTGACATATTGGTAAAGGGGTACGGAAGTGAAAATTGAAGTAGCAAGGCCCAAATCCCCGAAAAAGTGGCATCACGTGATAGTAACTATCTATGTCGTGAAGTTGTAAACGGATGAGGTTCGGCATCATCCATACCACGTGAGCTACCACGAGAAGTTATGTAACTATCATGTAACTACCATGTAACTACATAATCAACTTCATATACTCCTCAGATATGCCGATAGCTGGCGCATTCACCTTTCGTTTGCGTTTGGACTTGGCGGCACAGGTGGTTCAAGTCCACCTATCTGAGCTAATTAAAACCTTGTTGTATGAATAAGATTAAGAGAATTGCTGAGATAAGAGAATTGCTGATGCAGGATGCGGAAGAGCAATGTATCTGCCGCACACGCGGCTATCTCACTGCCAACTTCTACATGGAGATTGGCAAGAAGAATTACGAAGTCGAATTAATCGTTGATGAAGATTGGCAAAGTAGCGATTGCTCCGTCTATAACGTAGAAGAAGACGTGGAGGACGTGAAATTGAAAATCATTATCCTCAACGAATATTCAGGGCTTTACGCAACTCTCAAACGAGAGGCGTACGAAAAACTTGACAGAGAAGCGAAATTGTACGAGGAGCATGAACAATCGCTGATGTACGATTTTCTCTATTGATATAAGCTCGCTGCGGTTCTTTTCACGAGGTGCAAAGAGTTGCATCGCAAATGATAGAGTGCAATCTTGAAAAGGAGAATGAGAAGATTTCCGTTACGTAGCGAGCGCACGCAGGTGATTGAGACTGGGTCTCATGTTTGAGTTCCATGGTTGTATGATTAACTAGAATATGTGAGATAAGAGGTTCGATTCCTCTCGCCTGCACCAACCAATAAAAACATATTATGAAGAAGGAATACTATTTTGTTGTTTCAGTCTCTTGTAATAGAAGAAACATGAAAGAAAAGGTACTTGCCGAGTACCTTAAAAGCTACAAGAATTGTCTTATAGAGTTCGGCGAAGAATATACGCCAGAGGTTTTATTTGCCGACCTTAATAAACGACTTGATGAAATCAACGCATCGAATAAGCGGTGCAGAGATATTCGTTTAAAGCGAGAAAACGGCATGTATGGCGAAATAATCTTTGTATTTGAAAGTGATGTAAGCTGTGCCACCCATCCCGCTATAATGGTTCTCAAATCAGTAAGATGGGTGGCAGGTTCAAGTAGTAATGGAAAAAGTGAAGCAGAATGAAAGAAGTCCTCTTATTTGATGCCGATGCGTGGACGCTCAGCTTTATTAACACTTCGGGAATATCTCGCCGCGTCACGTGGAAAGACACTTTCAAATGCGTGTCAATCTATTTAAGAAAAGGGAAAGGGTCTGTGATGCGACGCATTATTTCTGTTTTGATAAGGTTGTCTACCTGCTCTCTAAAGCCACGGCAGAAATCATCATCTAAGTAATTTTGGAAAATGACATCATCTTCCCATTCCAATTTTACCGCGTGGTGCTTTCCACACTCACAGCATTCAAGCTGATTACATTTGGCCTCAATTGAAGCCACAAAATCATGACTTAAAATCATAGTTACAAAAATTAAAAATTCGACCCTTCAAAGGTACAAAATACGGACGGATGCGCCAAGTAAATATAATTAAAAATTCGACACTTTTATTTTGCGCTTCGGCACATCCGTCTTTTAAATCTTACAATTATGAAAGCATTTACAAATTACAGATATTACGTTCTCTTTGCCGTTAGCTTTATGGCGGCAATATTGTTTATCGCTATGCCAAGTGATAGCTGGAGCACTCTGAGGTTTATTGCCTTTTTGGTACTGACAAAAGCATCTGCATGCTTGCTTATCTACGTCACAATGATTCTGATTTCTCATTGGAGCGATAAGCACGAAATACCAGAGATAGATTCGCTCCTTAATGGGGATTTTTGACAACTACGTTTTTGCTATATATAAGAAAGATGTTTCTATCAAATATTTTACTTGTTGACGGTTGGCGACAATAGTCAGCAGGGCCGAGCGGTCGCAACGGATTGGGATAATTAGTTCTTCCGCTTTCTCTAATTTCATAATTCATACTAAGGTGGCCGTTCGTACTCGCAGGTACGGACGGCTTTTTAAATTCAAACACACAAGATTCAACTTAATAAAACAAACAGCATGAATAATATACTTATCATCATAATCGGTTGGATAGTATTCCTTTCGATAGCAGGTTATATCGTAACTTTCATCATCAAAGAGTTTGTCGCCATGATTAAGAGCGAAGCCACTCTCTATAAGCGTACAAAATCGTATAAAACACGGATAGAAGCACGGAAAAACGAAGTAGTTGCAATGGCTTTGAAAACTGTAATTAACGACTATTGGAACGTGAAAAAGACGCATCCCGATTGTAATAAATGGTGTCTTGGTCAGTGGCATGACTACTATGTGAAACAAAACGAAAGCAGAAAGGAAAAGGAGAATGAGCAGTGAACGAGCATATCAGTTCTTTCGCTTGGTTGAGCGCATGAGGAACAAACAAAAAGAATATTTCCGCACAAAGAGCAAAGCGGTGCTCAATGAGAGCAAGCAGTTGGAACGTGAGGTGGATAGTGAAATACAGAGAGCAAATAACATTTTGAATAATCTGGCAGCGCCATCATTATTTGACGGACAATAAAAAAGTACAAGCATACAAATGTGAATATGGAAAAGAAATACAAATTTACCGAAGAGACAAGGATATATAATGGCAGGCTGTTACATCGCATTGTTGCCATTCGCGATTTTCCCAGTATCATAGCAGGCACAAAAGGCGGCTGGATAGAAAAGGAAGATAACTTATCTCACGAAGGAGATTGCTGGGTTAGCGATGAGGCGATAGTCTGTGACAAGGCATGCGTTTTTGATAATGCGAAAGTAGCTGGAAATGCGATTGTTGAAAAGTGCGGACACGTTTTTGGTGAAGCTTCTGTGAGTGTAAACGCAAAGATAACGGATTACGCGGCCATTTTTGGTTATGCACGAGTTTTTGGCGCTGCTTTGGTTGGCGAAAGAGCGAATGTCTGTGGTAATTCAATGATTGGCATGGATGCCGTTATTGATGGCAAGGCATATATCTCTGGACGCGCGAGAGTATTACGCTCTGCACACGTTACTGGCAAAGCCTATGTTAGAGATAATACTCTTATTGAAGGCCATGCCATTGTTGAAGGCGGATTTATCTATGGACAGACCGTTATTGAAGGTAATGCGCGTGTAACTGGCAAAGTTGTCATTGATGGTACGGCTTATATTTGCGGCAACGCTGTAATCGCCAAAAATGAAGACTTCATTGTTTTCAAAAACTGGTGGTCAAGCGGCCGCTACTTTACATGGACGAGAAGCAACGATAAATATAAGGTCGGTTGTTTCTATGGGACGGGTAAAGAGTTGATAGAGGCAGCGTATAATCATGACGAAAAAAGAGGAAGAGAATATGAACGGATTGTTAACTATGTAAATTCAATCAAGAACGATGGAAAATAAAATGACATTACATGAAAAACTGAATCTGATTCAGACAAAGTTAGAAGCGCCGAAGGACTTGTATAACAAGTTTGGTAACTATCGTTATAGAAGCGCAGAAAGCATTTTGGCCGCGACAAAACCTTTCCTCCGCGAAATGGGTTTGACGCTGGTGACGGAATCGAAAATCAGCGAACATTTAAATCGCATCTATGTAGAATGCACCGTTACTATTTCTGACGGGAAAACAAGCGAGAGTGCAAGCGGAATGGCACGCGAGGAAGAAACGAAAAAAGGTATGGATGGTTCGCAGATAACAGGTGCTGCAATGAGCTATGCAAAGAAATATGCGCTTGGTAATCTCTTTGCTATTGACGACACTAAAGATGCAGATACGACTGAATACGCGCAACAGGTACAAGCTGCACAACAGAGTACAACAGCAACGGTGAGCCAGGCCAAGCCAAAACAAGCGCCAAAGCAAGTGAAACAGCAAGCACCGCAGGGCGATGAGGAGCGATTGATGTTGCTCCTGCAAGATATAAGCCACGCGAGAAGCAGAAAAACGCTCACAACAATATGGAACGAGAACAAGGATTTGCAATCCAATCCGCGATTTAGCGAGGCCGTTCAAGAGGCATCTAAAAAATACCCGAAATGATAAGAATTGCATTTTGTATTATCGCCATGCTGATTATGGTGGCGATGTTAACCGTTGTTGTATATGCACAACATATAGCCAATAAAGACGAGGACGATGAAGAAGATAAAACTGAATGACAGCGGAATCCTGTTTGATGCAGAGAGCCACACCTATTGCACCAAGGATGGAGAAGTACTGCACGGAATCACGGGAAGGCTCAAAGAACGAGCCTTCCCCGATGAGTATAAAGATGTTCCAGAAGATGTGTTACAACGTGCCGCGACAAGAGGCACGAGGATTCACAATATACTTGAATTGTATGATGAAGTAGGATTGATAACGGACGAATGCCAAGAGCTTCAGAACTACATGAAGGCACAGACGGAATTTCCTTTCCTTGCCAACCATCTGCAAAGCGAATATCTTATCACTGACGGCGAAAAATATGCTTCAGCAATAGATAAGGTTTATGTAGAAGATGATGGCGTTATTCTCGGTGATGTGAAGACCACGTACCATCTTAATGAGGAATACGTAAGTTGGCAATTGTCTATTTATGCTTATTTCTTTAACCTTATCAATCCAGATGTAGAGGTCAAAAAACTCTATGCTCTTTGGTTTAGGGAAGACAAATATAAGGTCGTTGAAGTAGAGCGAAAATCTATTGAAGATGTCAAGAAGTTACTTTACACTGAAGAAGCGTTGCCAGTCACCACCGTTGACGAAGCAATGATGCCAGACATCAACCGCGCAGAGGCAGCGCTTATTGAATATAAAGAAGCGATGGAATTTTATAAGACGCAATACGACAAGCTCAAAGAAGGAATCTTGGCTATCATGATGCAACATGATATAAAGAAATATGACGGACAGAGAATTTCCATAACAAGAAAGCCAGAAACTGAGCGATTATGTTTTGATTCAAAGGCATTCAAGAATGATTATCCGCAGATGTATGAACAATACATCACGAAAACAAAGACTTCAAGTAGTATTTTAATTAAAGTGAAATAAAATGATAGGAAACGAAAGGTATCAATGTCTTGCACATTTGACAAATGACGCTGAGCAAAAAACGTCACAGAGTGGTTCTTTTACTGTCTTTTCGGTGGCAGTGAATAGAAAGTTGAAGGATAAGGAAATAACAAAATTCATCTCCTGTATAAAAGGCGGCGATAACAGCAAGTTACTTCCATATCTAAAAAAAGGAACGTATGTGTTACTTGAAGGCAGCGTTGACGGTAATGCTTATGTTTCAAAAGAAGGAATACCAAAATTTTCCCTGCAACTAAACGTTTTTGATTTGCAATTGCTTAATGTCGCAAAAACAAGCAATCCTCAATCTGATTTTGCACAACCACAAAACCAGAGCGAAGAAACAAAGAAAGTATTATCGCCAGAATATGTAAACGGTAATAATTTATATGGCGGTAGCGATGATTTGCCTTTCTGATAAATTATGAAATACGACCTGAAAAATCCGCTTGATAAACAAAATCTACTTTTGCGAGTAAAAAAGGAACTTGAAAACGCAAACAATGTTGTAGAGTTTAGTGTTTGCAAGCCAAAAAGAACAATAAAGCAAAACAGGTATCTACATGTTATATTGTCCTATTTTGCTTGTTCGATAGGTCTTTCAGCAGACTACGTAAAACAGAATTACTTCAAGCTCTTATGTAATAAGGAAATCTTTGTGATTGATGCAGAAGATGTTTTCATTGGCAAGACAAGAAGGATTCGGTCATCAAGTGAATTGACAACAGAAGAAATGTCAATTGCGATTGAGCGGTTTAGAAACTGGTCAGCAGAAACGGCAGGTATCTACATTCCTTCAGCAGAGGAACATCATTTGTTGCAATTAGCTGAAATACAAGTAGAACGAAATAAATTATATTTATAATGTCAGAGTATATCAATCACAAGATTTCAAACCGAAGCGAATATGTTTTCAGAAAATTAATTGAAAGAAAAGGTGCTGCGGCCTATGGCGTGTATTGGTATATTCTGGAGGAATTGTATGAAAGCGGCGGCAAAATGCTTTTTGAAGAAATTGAAACTATCTCAAAAGTTCTATGCGTAAGAAAAGACTTTGTAGTGAGTGTCATAAAGTCCTTTTCTTTATTTCAATATGATTCAGAATCGTTTTGGTCGGATGAAGTAATTGAACAAATAGAAAAGAGGCAGAAAATAAAAGATAAAAGAAAGGAGGCTGCAAATAAAAGATGGGTGTCTGAGAAAAATATTATTGTGCCAGAAAAAGAGAAAGAGGTTGAATCATCTCCTATTGTTAAACCTACGAGAGTTAACAAAGAGCAAGAGATGAAGTCAAGAGAGAGGGAGTTTTATAACGTGTTAGTTCCATTCGTCAATACTTATGGCCGTGAAATGATAAGAGAATTTTTCGATTACTGGAGCGAGCCGAACAAGTCACATTCAAAGATGAGATTTGAGCAGGAGCGGACATGGGATTTAACGAGACGATTGCAAACATGGGAAAAAAGAAGTAGAAATGGATTTGGTAAATACAACAGCGGACCGGATAAGCAGGCAGCTAATTATAAAGCCGTTGAAGCCTATCGAAATGAAAGCATTCAAAATCTCAAACCAATGGATTCAGAAGAACAGATGCCTATCTAATTTGTTGAGTAATTATTCTCCTGCCAATTGGTCTTATTTACCGCAAATAGGTGACGAAGCGTACACACGCGAATGTCCTTCCATTGGCGCGTTAGATGAACTCTTTCAAGCGAAAGGCGTTGCAAGGATGTGGATAGATGAACAAGTAACAGCGATGTACCTGATGTCTTCAAGCAAAGAGAACATGAGGACACCAATTTCATTGTTTGCAAGTAATTTTTCTGTCGTTGCCGCGCCATACAAATTGACAGAGTTGATGCTGTTCTTTTCAAGATATGCGGCTGGAATGTACGACAATTCTTATTCCACTTTCAATTCAAGAAGGATTGGCGTTGCTTTTCATTCTGAATTTTTGCCGCAAAGGGAGCAGGCTTTAGCGAGGCTCGAAAGGCGTAAGGCTTCAAATATAAAAGATGAGGTTTCAAAAATAACAAGAAATCAATATGAAGAAAGCAAGGATTTTAAAACGACAGTGAAAGTGCTAAAAGATAGCGATGAACTAAGAAAAAAACTTGGCATTGCATCTGGATTAAACGTTAATGGCATAGGCGTGAGTTTTTTGCCAAAGAAATATATTTATCTTATTCACGAATATCAATCAAAGAATCTTATCACAGTATTATCCTGCGAATCAATCAAATAAAATATGGGAAACGTGAATCTTTACACTCTCCTTTTGCGTATTCATGATTTCTTTTTTGGTAATGCAGAAATGAAATACAAGAAAGAATTGCAAGAGAGGTCAAATAATGAAATTCAAGTGATGGAATTTGATGGTGAGCTATGGCTCTGCCATCGTAACACACCACTAATCAAGCAAGAGTGGACTACTGAAAATCTTGCTAAGCTGACAGAAAAAGTTAGAGAGAACTGGATGAAGTATAATATCTTAAAACATAAAAAATGACTATCAACGAATATCAAGAAAGAGCGCTGGAAACAGCAATTTACCCAAATTCAATTATCTATCCTACCATCGGTTTAACTGGGGAAGCTGGAGAGGTAGCAGACAAAGTGAAAAAGGTTCTCCGCGACAAAAACGGAGAGTTTTTTAAAGACCCCTCTACGAGGGAGGAAATAATGAAAGAGATTGGCGATGTCTTATGGTATTGCGCAACACTTGCAAATGACCTTGGTTATTCCTTGGAAGAAGTGGCAGAAGCGAATATTAAAAAACTATCAAGCCGAAAAGAAAGAGGTATGCTTGGCGGTAACGGAGACAATCGATAAACCAACGAAAATTATAATTGTAATGACAAGAGAAGAAATAACACACATCTATTTTCGTAAGATGTGGCTGTCGCCAAGTGGTTTTCCAAGATTTCCTCGAAGCGCAATGTATGCGTACAGGGCTGGAGTTATCCGCGAAGACGAGAAAGAAAGATATGGAATTGACAAAATAATAAGACGATTTAATTCATGAAGCTAACAGAAAAAATTATGAATGCTCTTAACGATGAATGTGGAAAACGTTATAAGAGTAAGACAGAGCAGGATGTTTTCCTTTTTGGCGCGAGAAGAGCGCTGGAGGAATACGCAAAAGGCTTGTGGCATGGAGCAGACGAACAACCAGCCATCAACAGCGAGGTTATCATATTTGCAAAAAAAGTACTGCCAAGCGGACAGAGGGTTGCACCGACCTATGCGGCTGTTTATCGTGATGTTATGGGCCGCGATGTTTGTTTGTTTACGGACATCGACATCAAGGCAGATATTCTTAGATGGATTAATGTGGAGGATTTGCCATGAACGATTGGAAGCCAGATGTAAGATGGAGACCAAACACGGGTATCATACGTCACGAACCATTGATGCCAGTGCCTCACAAGAATATCAATCTGCTCGTCACATACGCGCAAGCTCAGCAGGAACATGAAGCGATGATGTGGAAGAAGATGAACGATAAGAGGCGGCGTGAATATGGCATTTGTACTGCATTATGTTACCTTCATTTCATGCGCGTTGAATATGCGATGAAGCTTGCACGTGATGCTGTAGACACGCTTGCAAAGCGGAAGGACATATATCGACATGAAGTCAAGCGGACGTGCAGAAGAATTGTTGACGAGGTGGCGAGGCTGAATGCTTGGATGTATAATGTCATTCAGAAAGAAAGGTATATTGAAGGCTATGACCACTTCGTTGACACCTTCAGCGAGCACATGAAAGAGAAATATGATGCGCTGCGTTACTGCATGATGCAGGCTTGTAAGCCATGTTTGACAGACCCTGCTTTGTATGCTCAGTTGGAATGCACGAGAATTGTTGCAGAATTGGCAGATGCCTGCCGCAAAGGAGATATGGAGAAATACAGAGATTACTCGTATATCAAAGGTATTTATGCCTACAATACTGAGACGCTTATACCTCTCCTTTGTTCTCTTGAAGAACTGATTAAAAAGCGGATATTCATACGCGGAAGCGTGGATGTAAATCTCAACAAGGATGAATATGTGTGCAGGTGCGTGAACGCCGTGACTGACAGATTTCGCGATGGAAAAGGTTTGGTTAAATTATTGGAAGAAAAATGGTAAAGCTATGAGTGATTATAGAATAACTTGCAACATGGATGCAGATGACGTGATGGGCAATCTGAACGGATTTGATAAGGAAGAATTCGTTTACGAATGCTATAAATACTTGTCTTTTGATTATAAAAGAATATTCTTACAGGAGATTGGCGTAACAGAAATCGTTGAACGCCTCGGCGATAAGGCTCTTATTAAAGAACTGGAAATGCGAGGGTATAAAATCACACAAAATGGAGGCGAGGATATTTAAGGAAAATGGCGATTATGTTGTATATGCGGAGATTATTTCTCCTGACGGATATACAACTTTCAAGCCATTGCGCAACTTTGGTTGTCGTCAGTCTGACGCGATTGAATATCGTGACAGCGACTTGAAGGACGTGACAGAACCACAGCTAAATATGCTTATTAGGACATACAATCCAAAAGTGAAATATAAGCGATGCGTCGATGAAAATGGCGTTGCGTGGTACAGGAAAATGAATAATTTAATCGATTGAATCATGACAGAAGAAAGACTTAAACTTATTAACAAGATAGCCGAGGAAATGAAATTCATCTCTGAGGCGATAAAGAAGATTGATGAAGGATATACGTTTGAAATTCGTCTTAAAGGTGTGCGCACAACGGATGGCTTTAGCGTTTACCCTTTTCTTTCGGAGGCTCAACGTAGCGAGATAGAAGATTTAGTTGAGAAGTGCATAAGAAAGAATTTAGATGATTACAGAAAGGAATTTGAGGAACTATGAAACATTTAATATCCCTAAAGACAAATCAAGGCATCGCATCAGTTGAAGACTATCAGAATGGCCGTATTGACAGAGGCGATGTTATCGGCGTCATCCTTCAAACGGAGGTGATAGGTGTGATTATTTCTCTTGACCAGTGGAACGAAATCTGGTGCAGCGAGAGAAAACGCAAGGTTTTCAATAAGGGTTTCAGTGAAGCGGAAGCCTTGCAGACATTGAGTGGTCTTGAGCTTACTCGTAATATTGTGAAGAAGAACAAGGAAGATGGCGAAGATATGACTGCCGCCATGCGTTGCTGGCAGTACAAGAAAGGCAACCTCCAGTGGTATCTTCCAAGTTTGTATGAGCTTAGAACAATCATCGCTTATCGTGATGAATTGAACGAGGTACTGGAAATGCTTGATGCTGACCAGTTTGATAAAGATGATTTGGGCTGGAGTAGTTCCGAGTACAGCAGGTGGAGCGCATGGTTCGTCTACTTCGGTAATGGTAACTTCAACAGCAACAACAAGTTCAGAAGCTACGTTGTGATGGCTGTCTCCACATTTAGACCATTGCAACGTGAGAAATCTATGTTTACACACAATGAATAAATAAAACAACTATGGCAACTAATAAAGACACAGAGCAGTGCTGTACACTGCCTGAATTGAAGGAAACAGAAAAAGAACCTGTTAATGTCGCTGAGATTCTTCGCGATTACAAAGCAAATGAAATAATTATATACACAACTGTGTATGGCAATGCGTTCCTAAAAGGGTTCACGCGCGATGGTGGAATTATACTCGAAAGCACGAACACAGTCGATATTTCTTTAGACGCAAGCGGAAGGATGAAAAAAGTGCAGGGCGGCGAATGTATTATGTTTCCTTCTGCTGAAATGCGTGACTGGAACAAGTTCTTCAAACATGGCGATGTCGTTATCGACCAAAAAGGCGATATGTTTGTATTTGATTGCTGGGCTAAAAGTAATTATACAAAGATGAACATAATTGACTACTTCGACAAGCCAAGTTCGTTTGGCGGAAACGAGTTTAGACTAAAACGTTTGACTGTTAATACGAAAGATTATCAGAAAGCCGATGAAGAGCAGCGTAAATTGTTCTTTGAATCGATGGATAAATCGTACACCTTTACTGTTATTAAATGCGGAAGAATAACGATGGTCGAAAAAAAAGCTCCACAATTTAAGACTTACGATAAAGTGCTTGTTCGCAACAGAAAGCAAAGCTGGAAGATAGATTTATTCTCTCATTATGAGCAATTCGGCATCTATAATTTTAGAACCTTGGGTGGATATTACGAATATTGCATACCGTTTGATGGGAATGAACATCTTGTTGGTAAAGAAGTTAAAGATGAGGAGGAATGAAATGATAAACATTAGAGACATAAGGATTGGCGATATTATCACCAAAGAAAATAAGTACGAAGGCTATAAATACTCTATCGTTGAAGGAATTGACAACATCAGCGGTACGATTCGTCACAGAGAGGTGTATGAAGACGGAGGAAGACAAATGGCTATTTCTTCATACGAAGATATGTTGCCGTTCCCGTTATCAGAAGAACTACTGGAAGCAAACGGATGGCAGAAGTCATCCGTGAATGGAGTAAGCGTGCTTTTTGCAGATTTTGAGCCTATTAGTATCGGACTTAGACCTTCTGCGCTATTTTATGAAGCGTTCTGCCCGATATTGTTTCCAGATAGTTCAAAAAGAATGCGCGATGCGATGTTCATGTACGAAATCGATTCCGTGCATGAACTGCAAGCGCTGCTTGACATGTGGAAGATAAGAGATATATTGAGAACAAGAGTAAAAATCAAACCATAATAATCATGGATATTACAGATTACAAAAACCTCTACAGGGCCGCGAGAAAGTTAGATGAAGCTGTTGACAAGAATAGCAAAATATATCGTTCTATCGCATATAAATCCAATTACTACGGATTCAACAATACGGAAGTCAATGCCAATTGTATGCACCCTTTCACCATTCAACTGAAATCTTACCTTGTATTGAATAAGGTCAACGAGCAAGGAGAACCAATCAAGGAAGAATGGTTGAGGTTTAAAGATGATTCGCTGGTGGAAGAGTTTATGGTCAAGGCGATTGACTGCCACAAGGAGGAGATTCTAAAGACTACTTCACGATTAATCAAGCAATTTTTGGAAAAGAATATTGACGAGGTCAAGAAGGAAAGGAAACGACTGGAGAATATCGAAATATTCATTGAAAATGGTCTACAAAAAGACTGCCAATAACTTTAATATATTGTATCTAATTACTATATTTGCGTATTAATTAGATATTTAGCAAATGGCGTTGACGACCAACAAATACAGAAACAAGAAGATAAAGAATGCGTATGGTACTTTTGATTCAATGAAGGAGTACAGACGCTTTCTTTATCTCTCTGCGGCTCAAAAGAAAGGCATAATAAGCGAATTGACAAGACAAAAGAAATTTACTCTTATTCCTTCGCAAAGAGACGTGTATGGAAGGGTTGTTGAGCGTGAATGTTCTTATAGGGCAGACTTCTGTTATCGAAAAGATGGCAAGTTAATCGTTGAAGATGTGAAGAGTGAGATAACGCGAAAAAATCACGAATACATCATCAAACGAAAACTTATGCTATATTTCATGAAAATTAAAATAAATGAGGTATGAACGAGGATTTTGACATAAAAGGCGATTTAGATTTCGGTGATGTTGGTTTTGATATTGGCGACATAGATTCGAGCTTGTTTGAAGTGGATTTTGACGGAGGCGACCAAATCGAAACGCGATATGTCAGACCAACACTTAAACCGATAAAAGAAAGCCAAATACTCTATAGCAACGCTGAAAAGCTGGCAAAGGAAATTGAAATTGGTAAGGGCTTTCGCTATGATGCTTTTATTAGCGGTAATTTCATTTTTGGAGATTTTATTGAAGCATTCCTAACGAACAAGGACATAATAGCTAAGAAAATGGTTGTTTCCACCTTGTCATTAAGTCAAAATAATATCGACAGCTTTAAGAATCTTCTGGAATATGGATGGATTGAAGACTTATCTTTGATTGTTAGTGCATATTTCTACTCAAACGAAATACGTATTTTGATTCCTTACATTTATAGCAATCTTGATATAGATAATAAATTTCAACTTGCTGTTGCTGGCGTTCACACAAAAACTTGTCAGATTCTGACAGAAGATGGAAGAAAAATCGTAATTCATGGAAGTGCAAATCTGCGTTCCTCAGCTAACGTGGAACAAATTACAATTGAAGAAAATGAACAGCTTTATGACTTCTATGAAGAGTTTTACAGCAAAATTATTGATGAATACTCAACGATTAGAAAACCAATCAGAGGAAATAAATTGTGGAATGTTGTAAACAAATAGGCTTATGGCAAGTGGTAGCGAAAAGAAAAAGGACAAAACGAAGATAAAGAGTAATACTCCTGCCAAAGAAAGAGGTAAGCGTATGAAGAGGGCGAATCAAAAGACAAAAGACTTTATCGAAAGGCAAAAACAAAAGATGGGCGGTGAACTTCCATTTTAACATCCATATAAATGAAAGCAGAAATAATCACATAAAGAATAGCAATTATAACACATTATGACAGCAATAAAAATGCAGGCGAAAATAATAAAAATTTCGGATTTGCACCTTAACACGGGACAAATTAAGGATGTACCAAAGAATCCTCGTTTTATCAAAGATGAGCGTTATGAAGCACTTAAAAAAAGCATTGAGGATGACCCAGAAATGCTTCAATTACGCGAAATTGTTGCATACGATAATAACGGAGAACTTGTCGTTATTCTTGGCAATATGCGTTACAGGGCCATGAAAGAGCTTGGCTACAAAGATGCTCCTGTTAAAGTATTGCCAACGGGCACGAGCGCAAAGAAATTGCGGGCATACATCCAAAAAGACAATATTGCTTTCGGGCAGAATAGTTGGGATTTGCTTGCTAATGATTGGAATTTGGAAGAATTGTTGGATTTTGGCCTTGAATGTGAATTCTTAAAAGATAAGCAAGATATTGATTTGGATGATATGTTTGAGAAAGAAGAAAATAAAGCAAAAGAAGATGAACAACAAAATAATTCCATCATCTTGCAAATTGAAATCCCTCAAACTTATTCAGAGAAAATTGAAGATATAAAAAAGGAGTTGAATACAATAACAAAATTATACGAAGGAGTAAAAATAAAATGAAAAGATACGTATTAACTCACAATGAGGTAGAAGGATTTCATTATTATCCTTGTGCTCCAGAAGAATGCAATTTTTTATCATCTATTCATCGCCACGTATTTGTTATTGATTGCGCCTTTGAAGTAGCACACAATGAACGTGAAATCGAAATTATAACTCAACAACAAGAAATAGAACGAGCATTAAACTCTCAATTCGGCAAACCATGCAAATTTAAAACTATGTCATGTGAAAGTATTGCCGAATGGATTTTGATAAAGTTTAATGCAAATTCTGTAACAGTAAGGGAGGATGGTTATGGAGGCGCTACACTTACCAGATAATATAAAGGTGCATTTTGCGAGTATGGAGAATTTAGTCCATTATCAGATAATACATACGCTTGGTGTTAATTATTTTCTTTACACCGCATACCCCTTTGTTAGTAGGCTTCTTAAATCAAGGAGTAATATTGAAGATATTGACTACAAATATCTGCGACATTTATCAAGTAATTGCAAACACGTAATACAGGACAGTGGACTTTTTACGCTGATGTTTGGAGCAATGAAAGGCAAAAAGGATGCAGCACTAATGAATAAATGGTATGACCGTCTTGTAGAGTTCACGCTCGCTTGCAATAATGGTGCAACCGTTGTAGAAATAGATTGTCAAAAAGTATTAGGCGTTGATGCTGCATGGGAATTTCGTGAGCGTATGCGAAAGGATTTGCCGAAATCAAATCGCATTATCAATGTGTTTCACCTTGAAGATGGCATAAAAGGACTTGATAGATTGATTGATTTTTCTGAATATATTGCTATTTCTGTTCCAGAGCTGAGATTTGCAGGCAAAAGTAACTATGTAGGCAAGATAGCTCGTTATATAAAGAAAAGAAAACCAACAATTGATGTTCATCTTTTAGGATGCACAGAGAAAGACTTGCTCGCAAAAAATACATTCTGCACTTCTGCTGATAGTACAAGTTGGCTTTCATCGGTTCGTTATGGCTTTATTAAACAGAGACATATACGCAATATAAAAACAGAAAAGATTATTCAATTAATTGGTGAAGAAAAATACAAAAAACTATTATCGTTTAATTACAAGCAAAGTAATTTAAATGCCTTAGTTTTAGATGTAACGATGCTAAAGAAATCCTATCAGGATTTATGTGGAAATCAAGATTATTATAAATAA